GACTAACTTTTCTATTGACAATTAATCTCCTAGGTGCTATATTATAAACATGATGATGAAAGACGGAGTGAGTGTCATGAAGTTTGTAAAGATTAGCACTCTTCGGAGTCTCTATGATATTTATGTCGATGGCAAGGTTGTCGGTCGGCTTGTTCGGACTAAGAAAAATAGTGATCGGATGTATTGGACCTTCGCTCTTTATAATGAGAAGGGTGAACTTGTTAAGTTTCACTCCGAGGGTTGGAATGGTTCCGCGTGGAAGCATCGGAAGGATGCGGAAGCGATGATTGCTAAGGCTCTCTCCATCTAAAGGTGATACTATGCGCGATCCTATGACTTTTGTATGTGTTGCCGAAGCAATTGCCCATTTCTATAAGCTTGGTTACACTTCAACTTGTCACCGCACGGGTGAACGGGTTGTTATGTTCAAGCCTGGGAATGATCAACTGCTTTGTCCCATGATCGAAATCAATAAGACTGGTTTTCTGACAGTCGAAGCTAAGGAGATTTGATATGAATATGGAAACGATTCTAGATGATATGCAATATGAATTCGCACAAAAGATTCATGATCTCCCATATGTGTCTGCGGATAAACTCGGGTTAGATCCGCGAGCCGGTTATAAGATTGGTGTCGGCGAAGATTTTCTAGTGGTTGATAATCATTATCTAGGATCACTAAATTATTATGGCGGATTTGAATATGTGGATTCTACTGCTCGATATACTGTTCTAGGATATACCGTCTTTCTAGCAAATTATTGTGATCGTGTTCGGGAATGTGTAGATTTTTATCACGAAAAATCAAATCCGTGATTGACAATTAATAGAATATGAGTTACTATCTTATTATTGAAACTTGATATGAAGGAGTGAATAACAATGGCACATAATGTAGAGACTATGGCATACGCTGGTGAGGTTCCTTGGCACGGGCTTGGTAAGCAGGTGCTACCCGACCTGACTCCAGAGCAGATGCTAGTGGAGGCTGGTCTAGACTGGGAGGTAGAGCGGGTTCCCGCTTTTGCCGAAGTCAATGGTGAGAAAATTGCTGTTGGCAAATCTGCACTAGTACGTACTAGTGATTCTAAGGTTCTAGACGTTGTGGGTGACGACTGGAATCCTGTCCAGAATGCTGAGGCGTTCGGTTTCTTCAACGACTTTGTGACCGTTGCTGGCAATATGGAGATGCACACCGCTGGTTCTCTCCGTGGTGGTCAGCTTGTCTGGGCACTGGCTAAGGTGAAGGATGAAGCCTTCGAACTTTTTGGGCGTGATAAAGTAGAGGCATTCCTACTATTCAGCAACCCACATATGTATGGTAAGAGCGTTGATGTTCGCTTCACTCCAGTCCGTGTGGTATGCAAAAACACCCTAACTCTCTCCCTACAGACCGAGTCTAAAAATTCTGTGAAAGTCAGTCACCGTACTGTATTCGATGCTGAGGCAGTCAAGGAGACGATGGGGCTAGCTTCCGTCAAACTTACTCAGTACAAGGAAATGGCGGAATTCATCGGTTCCAAGCGGTTCACGGAAGAGACCAAGACTGAGTATCTAGAGCGTCTTTTCCCAGTTCTAGGCGAAGCCAAGCGCAAGAAGGAGTCAAAGGGTGTAAAGAATATCACCGAGCTCCTTGATCTACAGCCTGGTGCAGAGTTTGGCGCTGGTACCTTCTGGCAGCTGTACAATGGGGTAACATACTATGTTGACCATCAGATGGGTCGTACCGACGACAATCGGATGACCAATGCCTGGTTCGGTGCTGGTGTGAAAAAGAAGCAAGATGCACTAGAACTAGCGGTAGAAATGTCAGAGGCAGCGTAAGCTGCCTCTCCACCTTATCTCAAAGGAGTTTTAAATTATGCAAAAATTAGTAATCGACGGTCTTAACAAATTCCTATACTACTTTAAAAATGGTCTATCTGTTTTTAAAGAAAATTTTAATATTCATTCTTTTTCAATTGGTTTAGATATTGCTTTCTTTTTATCTCTATTAGTAGCAGGAAGCTATCTATGTTTATTTTTTGTTGTAATTGCACTAATTAAAATTCTAATTTTAGGATATTTTAATAATGATTAAAAAAATTCAAGATTTTTTCATTACTATTAATTATTTTAATTATTATGTATGGAAGCGACTATCAAGCAAAGTGTAATTGTTCATAATCGTTGTAATCATTTTGTAATCTTCCATTCAATAAATAACTCAGCAAGCACACGTCGAGCTTGTTACCAAAGTGAGCGCCGGGGTTAAAGCCGTCAAGCAGAGGATAAATAAAATGGACGCACTCACCCTATGGAGCCTTGTTGGCTTCCTATTTGCCGCCTATGCGGTTATTGCAAATGATTCGGTACAAACTCTCGGTACTTGGATCGCATCAAACAATGAAAGATTCAACTGGAAAATAATGTGGACCGCCGCTAGTGCGATTTTATTATGGGCGATTTGGTATGGATGGTACGCTTATAGTGGCGACATATCATATGGCAGGTTGAATAAAATACCCTTCCAAGAAGTACAATGGTACCATGCACTTGCACCAGCGGTGTTGTTATTATTGACACGGGTTGGAGTACCTGTTAGCACTTCTTTTCTCGTACTTTCTGCTTTTGCAAGTACGTTTGTATTGGAAAAGATGTTAATGAAATCCATGATGGGTTATGTAGTTGCTGCCAGTGCCGCTTATGCGATATGGTGGGCAGTTACAAAGTTCTTAGACGAAGCAAAGCCAGTTAAAGAAGAACACAAAGCCTACTGGCGTGTAGCACAATGGGTTGCAACAGGTTTCCTATGGTGGACATGGCTAAGTCATGACATGGCTAACATTGCCGTGTTCCTGCCAAGACAACTTGATGTTGAACTGATGCTGTTGATCAGCGTTATCTTTGTAGGTGGACTAGGATTTATGTTCCGTGAAGGCGGCGGTAAAATACAAAAGATTGTATTGGAAAAACATAATACTCGTTATGTTCGTTCAGCAACAATTATTGACTTATTTTACTGGTTAACTCTTTGGTTCTTCAAAGAACTAAATGATATTCCAATGTCAACCACTTGGGTGTTTGTAGGTCTTCTAGCAGGGCGTGAATTTGCTATTGCTTCATTTACGGACAAAAAGAAAACACGCAACGTATTCCCACTAGTGGGTAGAGACTTTGGTAAAATGATGATCGGATTGAGTGCTTCATTAGCAATCGTTCTATTGATTCACTATGTAATAGTTCCAAACGGACTATAACAACTTAGGCAATCGACGTACTAAGGCACCTTCGGGTGCTTTTTTTCGTTGACAATTAATCTCGCCGATGCTATATTATAAACATGATGATGAAACAAGGAGCGCAAAATGGCACGTGAATTTACCAACAAACTGCTTGAGATGGTTGAAGACGGTGTGCTGGACCGTGACACGGTGATCATGGCCTGCGTCAAGTATATGAGCGAGGACGAGGTGCGTGACATGATGTTCGCTAACGATTTTGCCGAGGACACTGACGATTGGGACGAAGAGCCCGACGTTGACGAAGTGTAAAAATGGTATGTTTCGGGTGGCGCGTTCTGTCACAAAGAAGATTGATGGTGCACCTGATTTTCTCTACACTATGATTTTCAATCGCAATGTTTTTGATAAGAATTTCACCCGAGTTTCTTAAGGAGTTCTTGACAAGAATGGAGGTTTAAAAATGAAAAGCTTTGAAGATGAAATGATGAATGATATCACAATTTTCTGGAATATGCGAGGATATGTCGTAGTTGATTCTGATAGTGAATTCGTAGGGTTGCCAGAAATTCTGTCACCTAAGGAAGCTATCGATAGCTATTGGAAGGAAATGCTACCATGTTGAAGGTGGCAGCTGTCTGGCTAGCTATTCTCGTTTTTCAGTACGGCGAGAAACAGGAGTTCGTTGTCGAATTCCCTAGCTACCAACAATGTCGTGAAGAAAAGGATAAAATTGTAGATAAATTGTATACCAATGAGAATGTATCGTTGGTAGAGGCAATTTGTTTAAGGAAGGGTTGACAAAAAAGGAAATTGGTGCTATTATATATAAAGATGATGAATGAGGGCTGTGATGGATAAGCATTCGAAGATTTTGAATAACTTGTTTCTGATGGCTCGTGACAATGATCCTGTGGGCAGCAGCCGGTTGGCTGCTGCTATCGTTTTGAAGAATCGTGTTATCGCCTATGGGTTTAATCAGGCTAAGACACATCCTTTTCAGGCTCAGCATTCGAAGAATGATGAAGCTATCTATTGGCACGCCGAGACGAATGCTATTCATAATGCTTTGCGGCAGATTTCAGAAGAAGATTTGAAGAAGGCTACGGTGTATGTGGCTCGGGCCAAGCATCCCGAGAATAAGGATGGTTGGATTTGGGGTAATAGCAAGCCCTGTTGTGGTTGTTCCGATTGTATAAATAAGCATAAGATCAAGCGTGTTATTTACACGATGGATGATATCGGGCACTACGGAGTTATTGTATAGGGGATATTTAATGGCAGCACAGCAAGGATTTATATATGAAGAAAATGCGACTAAATTTTTAAAAAAATTCAATCTTTCGGATGGTCAAACTGCAGGAGCTTCACATACTAGACCCGATTTGATGTTGACTGTTAGAGGACAAGAAGCTGGGTGTGAATTGAAAATTTCACCTACTGCTGGTGGTAGTTTAGTTATTAAAGCATATGAGAGCAAAATTCCAAAATGGCAATTCGGAGAAATAGATCATGATGCGACTGAAAAACAATTTTTAGCAGATTTGGCTAAATCTTCAGGAGTATTAAATAAAATTTCTAAAGAATGGAATAATCCCGTATATAATATTTCAGATAGAAGCCCCGAATTGGAAAAATTAATGTTGAAAACTCCTTTAAGAGAAAGATATAAAGCTGATTTGGCAGCATGTCCTGATATTAGAATTGAATTACCTTCTGATTCTATGTCAAAATATTATAATTTAAAAGATACATATTATATTAATATAGGAACTCACGGATTTTATTTATTAGGAACTAAAGATCCTTTAAATCTTAATAAAAGAATGAAAGAAACTAAGAGGGATTTGATTCCTACATTCGAAAGCGTATGTAGAATTACGGCCAGAGTACGATGTCAATCAAAAGGAGTAACAAAAGCCGAAGCTGCGGAAAAATCAAAAGGTGTAATTGGTGCTCAAGGATATCAATTTACTTTTACTATTGAATTTGCTCTTCGTGCGGGATCTACTCCTTATAATATTGCTCCTATTAATGGTAAATCTGTAAGCATAATAGAAAATAAAGTAAAACTAGATTGTTTATTATAAAACAAGAGGAATAATTTTAATGTTAAAATTTCAATCATTTTTAGTTGAATCAAAAGAAGGTAAAAACGTACATCTAGAACATATTGAGGATATTGTATTCAATGAAGGTGTATATGGTACTCGAAAAGCGATTAATTTCTTAATTGATTTGCGTGATATGTTAGCTGGGCATTCTCGAAAGAGTATTGCATTGACAACTAAATGGGATGGTGCACCTGCTATTTTTGCTGGAATTGATCCTGCCGATGATAAGTTTTTTGTTGCTAAAAAAGGATTATTCAATGTTGATCCTCAGATGTTCAAATCTGTAGCTGAAATTCAAAATTCAAATATGTCACCTGCTCTTAAATCAAAATTCATAATCTCATATGAAGAATTCAGTAAATTAGGAATAAAAAAGGGTGTATATCAAGGTGATCTAATGTTCACTCAAGAAGATTTGAAGGTTGAAAATATTGATGAAAAATCATATATCACATTTCAACCAAATACAATCATATATGCCGTGCCAGTTGAATCTAATTTAGCTAAAAAAATTCGTAAAGCTAAAATTGGAATTGTATGGCATACAACGTATACAGGATCATCTATTCAAGATATGCAAGCATCATTTGGTAAATCAATAGTTGATAAAATGAAATCTATTTCATCTGTTTGGATGGATGATGCCACATATAAAGATGTTTCCGGAACAGCCACTTTCACTAAACAAGAAACCCAAATTTTTGATTCCTATCTATCACTTATCGGAAAAACCTTTAGACAAGTATCAGC